TTTTCTTCAATTCCTGTGTTACTTCTTTACGTAACTGTTCATAATAAACACTTTTTGAAAGGTCGCTATCTTGTTTTAAAATATCAGCGGCGTTGGGGGTTTTTAGGTTCTGTTCTGCAAATATACCCCACGATATGAATATCCAAATACATAATAGAAGACATAAACCTATCATCATACCCTTATAAACAGTGTATTGTTTTACTTGTCCAAATAAAATAACTATAAATACAAACGATGCAAGAAGCCATATAATACCATGCACTAAAAACGATTTTTCACCATAATTAGAGATGTTTACGCCATTATCTTTATTAAATCCAGGCCCTTTTTGACTAGCAGAAAGAAATAAAGCACTAGGTGAAAAAACTAAACCAAGTATTATAATAAAATATATAATGAATGATGGGTTCCACATCTCTTTAAATAGACCAGAAACCTTATTCGTGTTTCTCCACAAGAAATACCCAAAAACTATAAAAAATACAATTTGAAAAAATATTCCAATTCCGAGCATCCAATCTGCGCTTGTTTTTGCAATACCTTTTTTGTATTCGTTTGATAGAACTGTGTCGCCGCTCAAGGTATCATTTAAATCCGTTTCAATTTTATTACCTTGAATAACGATAGGAATACCAATTGTAATACAAAGTATAAGAAGAGGAATGAGTTTGCTTGTTGGAAAATCTTTTAATTTATCAATCCCAGTATATTTTAATACTGAAAGAATAATTATAATAAATGAAACCGCCAACATAATTCCACCAACCGTCATTAATCCGACGGACGGATTATAATTAGTCGTTTGTTCTGAAACATGAATACTAGCAAATCCTAGTCCAAGACCAAGTCCGAGAATGATAATAGGCAGTCCAAAACGAATAACTGTATCAAAGTTACTTGAACCAGACAATTTGAATTCGGAATTAGGTGGAGTAGGTAACAATGTTTTCGCCAGTATATTATTTTGTGATGATGCTTCGGTTTTCATAGTTAAAAATGAACTTGGCTGCATATAATGAACATATCCGACATATAAAAATGTAATTATAATTGTAATAAATATTGGCCAATTCCCAATCATTAATTCCCATGATATAAATCCAATCAATAGTATCACGCAAAGTATAATAATCGGAAGGTAATTCGCTATTGTTTTAATATGGAACGTTTCTTCAGTTGCAGATACGGCATTATCAAGTTGCGTGTTCATATCTATAATCGATTATAATGATAACAATACACCCAGTTATAATTATAATATATAATAATGTCGATACAATTACGTGGCTATTACGCCAAATGTGTCCTTATGATTACAAAAATGACATTGCAGTTTTTTTTCCATGACAGTCACGACATAAAGCAACTAAATTACTTACGTGATTAGAACCACCATGTTCTAATGCAATTACATGGTCAACTTCAAACCATGCTGGAAGCTGACGCTGACAATCGCCACATTTCCAACCTTGTTGTGCAGCAACATATTTCTTCTTCGTTTCACTTACACTTCTTTTACTTGTTCCTTTTCCCGAGTTTAGTACTCGTCTCTCAGCGGCAGAACCACCATGAACTAATGATGGCTGTGCAGTTGGCTGTGTCCCGTGTATTATATTACCTCCACCCCTTTGTTGAACTGGTTGTATGCTTTGCTGGTCTCCTGAACTCGCAGTTCTGTTCGTAAAATCGAAAAATGGCGTTATCATATCTGCCGTGCCTTTACTTATTGGCATATACTTAATTATGTCGTTGGCATGATACAATAATTGCCTAGAGTTTTCCGGATTACGGCGCAAAAACATAAATAGAGATAACCCAATGAAACCAAATGTCAACATTTTAATCCACTTTTGATTACTTTGAAACATCTTTATAAATTGGCCATCATAATACGTATTTGCAATAAGGAATGCAGTAATGATAAATACTATATATTCGGTTTTTACCATTACGTATTATTTTCGTTAGCGTATGAGGTTATATATAGGAGCGAATAAATCGGCGGATAATTTATTTTGAAATAGTATCACCGATTATGATAATAATACGCTGCGTATCCTAGCCCGGCTATTACGAGTATATATACCAATTTCTCTCGATACTTCAATTCCTCGAGAATTTGGACAGATTTTGGTCGATAATGTAAATAGTATTTTTCTAGCGCATCATGTAATGAGATTTCATCTTTCATTAGAAGCACATTGTACCTATTATGAATGAAATGAACCCAGCGAATAAATGAGTCGCGACTATCTAAATAAGGTGTAATTGGATATTTATGCAGCATTCTATCAAACTCCGATGACATTTCTGGGTCCGGAATGAACATCGAAAAATTTTGGATAAAATCGTAGTATTTTTTTCGAATAACATCGTTTACATGGTCTGGGTAATTCACAGCGACTGTCATCAAAAAGAACCAATAGTGTGGTCCCCATACTTTCGCGTCAAGCTTCATAGAATTCGCTTATAATGAAATGACATAAAAACAATAATAGAAATACGATAAGCGAATTTATAATGGAAGAGGAGGCTGGGGCTGAAATATTAACCAATAGTCGAGTAGAACGAGATGAAATATTAGTAAAAATAAACAACCCTAAATCTGCTTTATCTTATCTTGAAATAAGCCAATTACGTTGTCCTAATAAACAATTGAATTCTGGAGGGTCTACCATCGGTAGTTATAGGGGTAAAAATGCAACGAACATCAGTGGAACTCTTATAGGGGGGGTAACTACTAACGGCCTGGTTGATTCAAACAAATATTTCTGTAATAATTGCAACCGTACTAATCATGTATATAATAATTGTCGTGCACCGATTACGAGTATTGGTATAATTGCTTTTCGGTGTGGTGAGACAGGACCTGAATTTCTTATGATACGTCGCCGTGATTCTTTCGGTTTTGTTGATTTTGTTCGTGGGAAATATTCACTCAACGATGAAGCTTATATTCAACGTATTATAGACGAAATGACGATGACTGAAAAGGCAAACTTACTACGTCTGACTTTTGAACAATTATGGAGATTGTTATGGGGGGAATATACTCGTGGTAGTCAGTATAAAAATGAAGAACATATTTCATATGAAAAATATAGGCAGGTAATTGGTGGAATACGTACAAAAGATGGACGCATAAAAACGCTTCATCAATTTGTAGATGAGTCGACAACCCAATGGACAGAAACAGAATGGGGGTTTCCGAAAGGACGACGTAATTATAATGAAAAGGACCTTCCGTGTGCATTGAGAGAATGCCTTGAAGAAACTGGATATGATATCGGGATTGATAATGTAATTCAGAATATTGCACCATTCGAAGAAATATTCATGGGGTCCGACATGAAATGTTATAAGCAAAAGTATTTTCTTGCAATGGTGGATTTAGATAAGAAACCAAAAAAAGCACACGACATCATGGAAGTTGGTCTCATGAAATGGATGACATTTGACGAGTGCATCAATACAATAAGGCCTTATAATTTAGAAAAGATTAGTATTGTTCGTAAAATCAATAACATATTATCCCGCTATCGTATATTTTAAACGATTTCAAGTTCTTTTTATTTCGCGTAGATATATAAAGAACTGTTTCATATTATAATAGATAACGAAATGGCAGAAGATGCAAATAAAGATAAAGTTGCGCCTCAGTCGTCGGCGGCTGCCAGACCATCTGTTGCATCAATTGCAGCAGCGGCTCTTGCAGTTCTACCAGAGAAAGAACATGAAGTAGATTTGATATCATCCGGTAAGAAGAAACGTGTATTGAAACCAAAAAAAAGCACTATAGAAGCTGTATCTACATCGACACCAGCAGCAGCAGCAGGAGGTGGTGATTCAGGAGGCGGTGTAGCTATACAAAAAGGCACTAGCAAATTATTAGACCCAAAACGTAAGGTTGTAAACATGAAACGTGACCTCGAAGAAGGTCGCAAACGTTTGAAACCAGAAGAATTGAATAATCCATTTAGTAAAGAGTTTAATAAATTGCTTTTAAAAAAAGAGTTGATTGAACGAGAGATGACGTTATATGATATTGGTATTCTATCTGGAGATAGTGACGATGACGCAGAATTAGTTGAAAGTACAAGAATTGCTTCTGCTGTAAGAGACGGGTTATATCCAACCTTAAACGACCCAAACTTCAATACAAAAATTGCACTTCGAAAGGAGTTCTTTGACACAAAAATGGATATAGATAACACAAAAAATGTGGAAGAAGAAGCTGAAATCCTGTGTAATGCACAAATTGAACTTGCGCCGAATCAGCAATTTGTTCGTAATTTTCTTTCGGTTGAGACGCCGTATAACAGTTTGCTTTTATATCATGGATTAGGTACAGGTAAAACATGTTCAGCAATTAGCGTAGCAGAAGAAATGCGTGATTATATGAAACAGATGGGAATAACACAGCAGATTATTGTGATTGCATCGCCGAATGTTCAAGAGAATTTTCGGCTCCAGTTGTTTGACGAGCGCGAGCTTCGAGAGATTGAGCCAGGAGTATGGAATATACGCGCATGTACTGGAAATAAGTTCATTAAAGAAATTAATCCAATGAATATGAAGGGTTTGACGCGTGATAAAGTAATCAAACAAATCCGAAGACTGATATCATCGCATTATTTGTTTTTTGGGTATAACGAATTTGCAAATTATGCGCGGACGCATGCATCAAGTATTGGTATTTCGCAAGATGATGCAGTGATACAGGAGGTTCGGCGTAAAACAGGTGCGGCAGGAGGGGTTGGATTAAGAGGTGAAGGTGTTGCGGGAGCAAAAAAAGGGCGCAAATCCGCTGCAGATATCGCAAAGGCAAATGAATTGGAAACATTGGCAATTGAAACTCTCTCTGTCGCCAAGCTGCGTAAATTATTTGCAAATACTCTTATCATCATTGATGAAGTACATAATATTCGTATTACGGATGACAACCGGGATAAACGTGTTGCGAAGATATTGTTTCAAATCGCGCAAAAGGTGAATAATGTGCGACTTTTGCTTTTATCTGGAACTCCGATGTATAATAGCTACAAGGAGATTGTATGGTTGATTAATTTGATGAATTTGAATGACCGCCGCGCAACTATTGACATTTCGGATGTATTTGACGACCGGGGTAATTTTCGCGTAGATACTGATGGACAAGATATTGGAAAGGAATTACTTATCCGAAAAGCCACAGGTTATGTATCATTCGTGCGCGGTGAAAATCCATATACGTTTCCTTATCGAATATATCCGAGAGAACATTCGCCGGAATTTTCGCTTCTTGCCCACATACATGGTGATATGGGTAGAAGAGACGCTTATCCAAGAACTCAATTGAATGGGCGGCATATTGACCAACCGATTGAACACATTGACGTATATATGACACGTGTTGGGGATATTCAAGAAGCAGCATATCGATATATCATCAATGATATGAAGGCGATGTATATTTATAAAAAAACTGCAATGGTTCGCCGTAAAAAGGCTGCTGCGGCTGCTGCGGCTGCTGCTGCTTCTGTAGCTGTTGAAGGAGAAACAGGAGATAAAGGCAAAGGCAAAGGCAAGGGCATCACTAAAGGGAAAGGGAAAGGGAAAGTCGCCGAAGTAGCAAAAGGTCCTGCTATCGAAGGTGAAATCGACGAAACCACTGTAGTTGAAGCCGCCGATTTTCCGTCATTTGAAAATATGGACACAATAGGATATGCTGTCGTGCAGAAACCATTAGAAGCGCTGAACATTGTTTATCCACATCCATCACTTATTGAATATCTAAACGACCCAAATGATGAATTCGATATTGGTGCATGCATTGGAAAAGAAGGGTTGCGG